ATTTATAGAGAGGAACAAAATGACAGATAATGTAAATCACCCACCACACTATAAGAAGGGCTCTATTGAGTGTATAGACGCAATAGAATCAGCTTTAACCTTTGAAGAGTTTAAAGGCTATTGTAAAGCTGCTGCCATTAAATACATATGGCGTGCAGACCATAAAGAAGCCAACATACAGGATTTAGATAAAGCTATATGGTATCTTACTAGGCTACGAAACAAAATGGAGAATAGATAGTGGATATAAGTTTTTATGCAGTTGTAGGGCTGTTGCTCTTAATGATATTTACATATATGGAGAATAAATGAATATTGACCAGAAAATAGCAGAACTAGATAAACATATTCAATATATTGAAAAGGTGTTAAAAGAAAAACAAGATGAAAGGTTTTGTTTGATTGCAGAAAAAAAGGGGCATAAAGCCCCTGTTGTAGAAAATACCAACAATTAAAATGGTGGTTCAGCCTCTTTTGGTGGACTCATATCAGCATCTTCTGGCTGTAAGTACAATCTAATTTTTGTTTTCTTAGTTTGCACAGTACCATTATCACCCTCAAATGAATCATCTACCTGTTCTAATTTAAGCCTTAAATTTTTACCAACAAAATCTGAATGATTTTCTGGATATTTTTTAAAGCCAACAGCCTTAGTTAAACGTGTAAACATTTCAGTGCTTATACGTTTATGGTCTTCGTTAGTTGACCAAAGGCCATACCATTCGTTGTGGTCTCTATATTTACCACCATCTATCTGCATAGTAACTTTTAACGTCCAATTACCAGCTTGTGACTTGTACTTGTCAGTTGCTATTACTTTTGCATTGTGTTCTCCATCTGGAGCAAGAGGAGTGCCACCAGACATCTCCTCAATGTTTTCAAAAAATTCTACATCACCAAAATCACTCATTAGATTCTCCCTTATCATTAGTTAAACTAAACCCTAACTTTTGTATTAGGGCACTTATATCTGGCTTTTCAAAGTTTTCTAACTTACCACTACGGTCTTTTGCTTTGTAGCCTTGTCCATAAACAGTTTGCAACCATCTATGTTGAACATTCTTACCTTCATCGTCTTGTTCTTCTACTATTCGTAATGCAAGAACTTCATCAAAGAAATATGTTATTGATTCACCTAGTTTAGTACCTACCATTTTAGGTGCGTGTCTAAGTACGCCATCGTCATTAACGACATCTTCTTTACATAAAAACAAAACGTGCATATGTAAGTCTCTGAATGAACGCATTAAATTAGTAACAGATTCTTGAACATTACCATATGCCATTCTAGGGTCTTTACTTCTAGCTTTTTCCCAAGTCAATAGTATTTCACTAATCTCTGATACTGAATCAAGACAAACAGTGTCATATTGTAGTTGTCCAGATTTAAGTGCGTCATGTAGTTGCATAACTTCTGATGCTTCTTTTACTTCGATAGCATCTACATTGTCTGCATCTTTAATTGATAAAAGTCCAGCTTCAGCACTTATGACTAATACCTTACCTGGACAAGTTTTTGCTAACGTTGTCTTTCCAGAACCAGCCATACCATAAACCAAAATCTTTGCGCCTTGGCTTTGTACGAGTTGTTGTGGAGACACAATACGTTGTGAAATTTCCATAATTTTACTCCTTCATATAAAAAATTACTTGCATAGTATAATACAAAAAGATACTATATGAAACAATTATCTTAAAGAAAATTTACAAAAGGAGTATATATGGAAAACGTAATAGATAACGACCTTACCTGGCAGGCAAATTATTATTATAGGACAAAGGGTTTTGCAATACAAAAACTCAAAGACCTAGAGACACTTGGATTTAGACCAAATCATACAAATAGAGTAGTTAAACGATATACACTAAGAGAGTATATTGAGTTTCTTGGACACAAAGAAGCTGCAGAAAGATTTGGTTGTTCTCCTGCATCATGTAAATCATGGAGATACGGTTATAGGAAGCCTACTGTAAATCAAGCTAAACAAATAATAAGAGCAACAGACGGAAGACTAGACTTTGAATCAATATATGGTTCTGTATCAAATATTATAGAAACAGAAGAAGTTTAGTGTGTTTCAGCTCAATATTAATGAGGAACATACATCCTTAGAGCAAGCCTTGGCTTACTATGACGAAGGATATAATGTAATTCCTCTACAAAGGTCTAATAAAAAACCACCGCCTTTTCTTGGTAGTTGGGAACAGTTCAAACAAAATAGACCAAACAGAGAACTTGTAGAGTCTTGGTTCAAAGATAGAGATAATTTAGTTGTTGCTCTTATGTGTGGCAACTTTATAGTAGTTGACGCAGATTCTCCAGAAGCTATGGATTGGGTAGAAAAGAATTTGCCACCATGTCCATATAAAGTTATCACTGGTAAGGGTATGCACTATTACTACAATAATCCAGAAAACTATACTACTTTTGCCACTAGAAGGACTGCTGAAACACCGATAGAGAGATTAATTGACATTAGGGGTGTAGGTGGATTAATTATTGCACCATGGAGCAGACACGCTAACGGACAAGTATACAAGCCAATAACGTTTCCAGATTGGAAAATATATGACCATAATGATTTACCAGACTTCACAGAGGTTGAGTTTGCAAAGATAACTGGTGTACCTAAAACAGAAACAAATGTACAAACAGCTCCTTTTTCTTTAGATGGTGTGCATGAAGGTTCAAGAAACGATGGTGCTGCTCGTATTGCAGGTTATTTAATATCTAAGAATGTAAACATAGATTTTGTCAAAATATTTTTACAAAACTGGAATAGGCTTAATAATCCGCCTTTACCACAAAAAGAGATAGATGGCGTAGTAGAGAGTGTTAAAAGCACACATGATAGAAAAAACCAAATAGCACCCTTATTTATACAAGCATCAGAAACCATTCAAAAACCAAAAGACTTATTTAATCCACCAGGATTGTTAAAAGATATGTTTAAGTTTTGTGAAGAGATTGCACAAGTACCTCAACCAGAGCTATCACTTATTGGAGCTCTATCGTTAGCTAGTGTGGTTTGTGGTCGTATCTATAGAACCAATATGAATAATTTTTCTTCTATGTATTTTATGGGTATAGCTAAATCTGGTCAGGGTAAAGAAAATATAAAAACTTTTGTTGAAGCAGTGCTAAACGCTAGTGACCATGAAAAGCTTGTTGTGGGAGATGGCTATACATCAAGTGGTGCTGTTCATTCTGTTTTAAAGATGAGGCCAACACAAATTACTATTATGGACGAGTTTGGTAAAAGATTAGAAGCTATAGGTAATTCACAAAACACAAACAGAGAAGATGGCATACAAACACTTATGGAAGCATGGGGCAGATGTCATGGAACACTTAGGCCAGATAATTACTCGTTAATGAACGTACAAGAACAATACAAAGAAATGATGATGAGTCGTGTTACACATAAACCTGCTATAACGTTAGTTGGGTTATCAGTACCTAAAAACTTTTACAAAGCACTTAATAGTGGTCGTATAGCAGATGGCTTTCTTAATAGGTTTGTAGTTGTTGAATCTAAAGAACCAAGAAGAGTAGGCGAACTCAGAAGATTTAAAGAGCCACCTACATCTATTATAAACTGGGTAAACTATATTAGAAGACAAAGAGGTAATATGTCAGATGTAGCACGTGACAACGCTGAAATAGATTTAGAACAGATAGTATTACAGTTTGACAGAGAATCAGAGGAAATATTACAAGATTTCGCAAGAGAAATAGTGAAAAGGCAAGATATATTAGAAAAAGACAACCTTGAACCGCTTCTAAGCCGTTCTAAGGAGAAAGCTATGCGTTTATCATTACTTTGTACTCTTGCATCAAATGCAGACGCTACGAAGATTACAGGCGATGTTACAAGATGGGCTGTTGATTTTATAAGATATTATGACTTATTGTTCATAGAAGCTTGTAGGGATAAGGTGGCTAGTAGTGCCATGGAAGCTAAAATTAAACAAGTCTTATCATTTATTAGGTCAAGAAATGGTGAGGGTATATCCAAACGTGAAGTAGATAGGCATGAGTTGTTCCGTAGCATGAAGTCTTATGAAGTAAAAGAAATCATAGAAAGACTTAAAAATGCAGGCGAAATACAAGAGGTTGAAATTAAAGTAGGTGGTAAAGGACGACCAGCTAAAAGGTTTGTAGCTGTTGACCCAACATTCTTTGAGGATACTTAAACTACAGGTCTTCCTGCAACTTGTTCTGCGAATGCTAGACGCTCTGGTGATAATGGGTCTGTAGGGCCTTGTGTAGGTTGCACTTCTGGTAAAGCTAGTTCAGATGTTTTCAAAGGCGCTGTAATTCTTCTTATAGATTCTTCTAATAAATTTACACCCTCATCGGACTGTATTTGTAAATCTTCATCGGTGATTCCAGCTTCTGATTTTATTTGCTGTAATCCACCTTCTAATTGTCTTTGTGCCTCTGCACTAACAGGTTGTATTTCACCATCAATAAACCTTAAACCAAATTGTCTTAACGTATTATTAAATATTTTGAGTCCTTGAGTTATAGCTCCCTGCTCTGTGCTAGTTAGGATTTTTACAAAAAATCTATTACTAAATAAAGCCCTTGCAACAGCCAAAGCTGTAACAATTGGTAAAGCAGACAATGGATTAAATATGATTGACGCAGCGATACCAGCAGCTACCAAGCCACCAGCTCCACCACTACCTCTGCCAGCCTCACCTATTGTAAGTATGTCTATTTCTTTCTGAAACGTTCTTAAATCTTTTGCTAGCTCTTTACCAAACATGGCTTCTAATGTTTCATCACCATAAGAATCTAATGCTGTTTTAAGGTTTTGATGTTTAAATATATCAGTAATTTTGCCTTGACCATTAAAATCAATAGATTTAGACAATAGCTTTTGCATACTAGCCTGTTGTACTGCGTTGAAAACATCAGGTCTATCTTTCAAAGTTTCTTTTAAAATATTGATATTAGCAGCAGATTTAGGTCTAAATATTGTATTAACAGTCTCTTCGATACCTAATTCTGGTAACCTAGATATTGCTCTATTTTGTTCAAACCTAATTCTTTCATCACTTGCTTTTGCTAGTTTTTGTAATTCATCAATAAATACCCTGCCACTATCGTAACTATTTAAGCCTTTTGATTTTTGTAATGCTGTAAAATCTGTTACTAAATCTCTCAAAGCTTGTGGTCTTATTTTTGGACTTATTTGATTTAATTGTTCAATTGCTTGTAATACTCTAGGACCAGTGGTCTGTCCAGTTGCAGAGTTTCTAAATAAAGAATTTAACTTACCAGGTGCATCAGCCTCAAATCTTTTTATTTCTTTGGCAAATTGTGCAAAGTCTACATTGGTTAAATCACCTTTTGTCGCTTTTCTAAAAG